GCGGGCTAAGCCAAGAACGCCGGTGCGCATGTCAGGCTCACCACGTTCACGCGATCCAGCGGGTCGAGCCACTGCGTTACCGATTGCAGACAGGACGCCACCGCCCTCGAATTTAGCGCCAGACTGACCTGCGCCTCCGCCGTCAAACATATCTCTAATGCCAGTGTATCTTGCCATTCTACTAATTCCTCGCTGGTTTGCGTGGATAATAGCCTAAAACGCAGGCTTATGCGACCCCTTTGAGATTTCGGCGGATTGGCTTGCTTGAGAACCCGGCTGATGGGTTGTAGCCCACCACCATGTAGCGGAAGCTGTCAGCGCCGTGTGAGGTCCAGTCATGCTTAGGACGGCCTCGCCACGTCTTGCCCTTTTCGTCAAAGTCGCGCTGATATTGGCGCAAACTCTCGATGCCTCGCTTGCACTTTTCCTCATCGAACCAAGAGGATGCCAGCGAAGAGCGCACAGCTTGAATGCCGTCATCCAGCATCAGGTTCGGCGCGATTGTGATGTTTTGCAGGCCAAGGTTGCCGAGCGTCTCAACGCGGGTCTTGCCCGAGCCAAGTTCTCTGACACGAGCATCGTGCGGTAGAACGTGCTCACCGTAGATGTATCCCCTGTCTTGCAGAACCTTGACGTAGTGGTCAAGGCCAACGCCGCTGCTTTCGTAATAGTCAATATAGCGACGCTCTGGTCCAACAAACTGTGCAAACCAGATTGCCGTGCTGTCACCCACGCCCAAGTCCCAAGACGTGATGACTTTCATAGACGGATCATAAGGTATCCGTGTGATGCGGTTCTCGCTGGTCGCGGCCTTCATCTCAGTGCCGTAGTATGCACCTTGGATGGCTGCCTCGAACGAGCATTCAAACTCCTGCTCGAAGCGGTCCTCGCCCATGACCTTTCTGGCGTCATAGAGTTCAACCTGATCTAGCACGCCAGTCTCAGACGCCTTGAGCATCATGCAGAACCAGTCAGGGTCATCCTTTGCGTTCTGATAGACTTCCCAAAAGTCATTCTTGCCCTTCGGCGTACCTACAAAGGTTGCTCGGCCTTTGCGGTCTGCCAAAGCTGGTCGGATAACTGTAGGCCATGCGCTGACGGGAAAGTCAGCAGGCTCATCAAGCACAACATCATCAAAGTATAGGCCGCGCATTGCGTCATAGTTATCAGCGCCAAATAGCCGCAGCCGCGATCCATTCGGGAAGTCAATGCGCAATTCGCTTTCATTGATGACAGTGCCGGGGATGACGCTGGTGTAATACTTAGCGTAATCCCAAACGATAGCCTTTGCCTGACGGTAGTAAGGCGCAATGTAAGCCACCCGCACGTTGTGGCGGTCGAGCGTCAACGCAGTGCGGATCAGGTCATTGATTGCCGCGACAGTCTTGCCAAAGCGACGATGCGCAACAATGCAGGCAAACCGCTCGGTTCGCCTGTGATATGCTTTCATCTGTTTGCGTGGCTTATATGGGATTTTAACTGTCGTCATCGTCTTCCCACTTGAAGGCTTCCACCTTCACAGTCTGGGCAACCTCTTGCTTGTCTCGCCAGTCTTCTTTGAAGCGGTTCTTCATGTTGAAGATGTATGATGTCGCGTTAAAGCCATCAACGCCGCCAAATGTTGCAAGCATTCCCTGTTTTTCCCACAATACTTGCGCTTTTTGTAAACCTCTTTTTATGGCGCGGGAAAATTCTGGATGAACATCAATCCAATCATTGATGGTTGAGCGGTCAACATCGCACGCCTCAGCCATTGCCGCGAGCGTGCCGCCTTCTTCGCCAACCTTGATGACAAGGTCACAAAACTCTGGCTTATACTTTGTTGGCCTTCCAGCGGGCATTACATCTCTCCTTTATTTTCGCGCATTATATCATCAATTCATCATGGCGTCAGCCGCTTGCTTCATAGCCATGATCCAAGAGATAGTCAGCACCATTGCGTAAACAACATCATCCACCTCTTCACCTTCATCAATTAACTCAGATGCAATGTCAGCAAAGAGTTCAGCGATTTCCTCAGACCGCTCTTGGTCTGCATCGCTCAGATCATATTGTTCAGCCAAGTCCTAACTCCCCGGCAAGCGCCATGTAAGCGGCTGCGTCAACATAGCTGTCCTCATGCGGACCGTTGACCAGCCGAGCCATCTTGAGCCACGCCATGCACAAAGCCACCTGCTCAGGCGTTACGTCAGCTTCAAGCAACACGGACCACCCTTGAGCGATCCGCGCGAAATTCTCCTGCGGCGTGCCGTAATGACTTTCACGGTCGCCGTTGATAAGTTCATCTGCTGTGTTGAGAATGTAGGAACGTGTAGTCATCGCTTGTTTACCCGTGTCATTGTCCGTGTTGCGATGTATTCGAACTTACGCAGCCCAGATGATGTCATGATGGCACGTTGCGTCAGACAAACCAACCCGGCTTCGTGAGCATTCCATGCGCTGCGGCATATATCACCGTAAGCATGTGGGCCAACATGGTAGACAATCTGGCTGCCCTTCTGCGCGCTTGTGAGCCATTGCTTGAACCGTTCTTCTGTGACTGTCATGTGCTCAAACCTTATCAATAGTTGATGCCCAGTATAGCACGGCCTTAGACTCTGGGCTTTCTTTCACAATCAGCTTCACGACCTTGCCAGCCGCATGTGCACTTTGCAGCGAGAACAGGCTGATCTCTGCCTCATCTGCTGTCACTGGATAATCAAAGCAGTCCAGCTTCTTAAACACCTCATCAGGGGTTTCAATGGCTGTCTCTGACGGCACAATGACGGGTGCCATCCACGGCACGTCTGCGCTGTCGTGGCGGTTTGGCACAAGCATGGCCTGCGCAATCATTCCGATCTTCAGATCAGTTGCCTTGCTGACGGCTGCCGGGATGAAGGCTTGCTCGCCTGTATCCTCTCGAACGGCAAACGCGCTGCCAGTCGGCAGGATGTTGGTGACGATAATTGAATAGTGTGTGGTCATGTTGTTTCCTCTTTTCTGACGTGGGTAGGTTATTGCGTTATTTAATGCCCCACAACTCAAAACGGAATGTCATCCTCATATTCCTTGGTCTTGATCTTCGTGACCTCTGCGTTGGGGAAGTGTTTCTTTGCAGCGTCCAGAGCAACCTTCACGACTGACTGCTTGTATTCCACCAATGCCAAGACCATCTCGCGTTCCGTCACAATATCGAGGTTTGGAAATTTCTCACGCACGGCAGGCCATGCTCTGTCATCGCGTAGCAGCCCAAACTCATGACCATCTGCATTGATAAGCCAAACAGTCTCGTCGGCTTTGGATGCGCCTAACTCAGTTGCCTCACGATCCATCACATCCAGACCGCGTAGAGCCACCTCAACACGAGCCACGACGAGCGCAGGGTCATTCTCCACAATAGCAGCATTCAGCTTTTCCAGCGTGCTGCCCCACTTTGACGCTGTGGTGGGTGAGACAAGTTCTGGCAGCCGATCACACCCCCACTTCTTATCCATCTCTCTGGCACGACGATCAAACGGCGCTACCGCATGGTCACACATAATTTCATTCCTCTCTACTATTCCACCGATGATACGATCTGATTTCTTTTTGTATTTAGGTCTGCTTGGGCGTTTCATTTTCTCATCCTTCTAAGCTGCGGCCCAAACCGCTGATCCGCAGTCACTTGCCCCCGTCAGGGGGTGCGTAGCATGACTGCGGACCTGCGGTGCAGGGACGTAAAAAAATAGGAGTGTAGCCGCTTTAGTGGCTACTCCTTTTATGTCCCGTGCAGGGTGGGGGTTGACGGTTCCGCAGAGGTTTGTTAATTTCGGGACGAAATTTAAGAAAAACCACTGCGGTAACTGGCTTTTGGGCCAGTTTTTTTGTGTCCAGACTGCGGTGGACTGCGGTTCACAAACATCTAAGTCATTGAAAACATTCACCGCAGTCAGTTTTTCAGACTGCGGTTCAACTGTTGTGACTGCGGGTTTGTGTGTGATTTGCATCATTGCGCAGACTTTACCAGCTTGACGGCATTTTCGGCACCTTCTTTGGTGTCAAAAGTTCCTAGCCATCTAGTTTTACCGTTTACCCACGCTCGTGCGCACCATCGTCCAGTGCGCTTTTCAAAAGAGACGCCACGAACGCCAGAAGCAGGCTCCGGCCCAGTTGGCAGGTTGCCTGCTTTATTCTCTTGCCGCATCTCACGCTCAAGAATTTTAACTGCTTTATTTACAAGCAGTATGGCCTTTTCAATGTCACTCATATCATTCTCCATCAGTTGATGAAGTTTTTATACGCAACTGATGAAAGCATGTCAATCACATGTCATGGAAACTCACCCATTCGCC